AGACCGCATCTCGTCAGTCAGGGTTGAATCAGCAAGAGCGAGGTAGTCGGTTTCGGTAAGGAGTTGGTTGCGCTTAGCGCGGAGTTCAACCAAGGGTTGCTCTGCAGTAAGACGTGCCAGTTCTGCTTCAATTTCAGCAGTAGTTGGTTCAGTTTGTTCAGCATCCAACCATTCCAAATCATCACCGCGCAGTACCCATTCAGCGTTAGGTCGAAGAGAATGAAGAGCATCAACTTTAGTCGGTATCATGCCGCAACCTCCATTAAAAGCATAATCTGAGTACCATTGCCATTTACAACTACCGTTCCGCTAGAATCTCTGTTTCTAAATTGAGTCTTGTAAGTTACTTCTGAAGTTGTAGCTGGAGAATCTAAATAAGGAATTGTTGGGTTTGTCGAGTCAACAACAGACCCAATATTTAGTGCTGTATATGTGAATATGCTGGTCGAGTCTCGCAACAGCTGAAAGTCAAGTTGCGTATCGTTTGCAGTTTTGTAGCATTGTCCTTCATAAACAATGACCAAAACTTTGTTTGATGAAGAACTGGGAGTAATAGTTCCCGACAATCCAGTGTCAGCGTATGTCGAACTTGTTGAAGAAGGTTTCCCTGTATCGCTTGATTGGACGACCTGCAAAATCTTCCCAGTAGTTACACCTGCCCAACTCAACCCACCAGAACCATCGGTCTGCAAGTATTGACCGCTAGACCCACCACCATCGGGTAGGGTCAGCGTATGACTGCCAGCTGCTGCTGGTACATCTAGTTCGACGTAACCGGAGCTACTGCCGTTTAATCGTAGTGCCATTAGTTAACCTCCGGTTTAGGATACTTAGCCTTCACAGCGGCACATGCTGCGTAGTACTCGTCAAGTTTGGTGTTATCGCCTTGATTCGACCAGTACAAGGCGTCAGCAAGAGTTGCCAGTGAGGGGTACTCAGGTTGGCGGTTGCGTTGGTATTGGGTGGCTTCGTATTCAGCCTGAAGGCGGGTACGCTCGGTTTGGATTTCGGTTTCAGTAGGTTGAGTTTGAGTTTCATCAAGCCATTCAATCTCTTCACCACGAACTACCCAAATAGCGCCAGGACGCAAAGAAACAAGTGCATCGACTAGATTAATCATGCTGAAATCTCCATTGCTGTCCTGTTATAGTAAGTTGTATCTGTCTGGTTTGCTAGACCACCGTTGTGATGTGCGTAACAATTTGTGGTGTTATTGTCAGGTGCTCTAAAATAAAGTCGATAAGTAATACTGTTCCCTAGCGTATATGTTGGGTCATCAAGGATTTGAACATTTCCTGCTCCGTCTTTCCAATAAGCAGTGCTTGATGAACCATTACTGTAATACCCAGAAGTGTGACCACTAGTACAAGCGGTATATGTTCCGCCATTTACACTTCTATAGATTAAATATGCAACACCATAATTACCATTAGCTGCATTGGTATGAGGATGAAAGTTAAAAAACTGAACCAAGATGTTTGATCCTGCAGCGACTGGTGTTATAGATACTTCCAATCCACTGTTTACATAGGTAGTACTAGATGAAGCAATATCTGAAGATAACGCAGCTTGAGAGGAAACAACTTGCAAAACTGCTCCGTTGTAACCAATTTTAGGTACAGTGACCGCATCAGCCGCCAACATATCTGTGTCAACGATGCCATCAGGCAAACCGCCGACTGAAACTCCGGTAATACTTCCGGTTCCGTTAATAGTAATAGCCATAATTAAACAATAACCCAGTTTGAACCAGTAGGAATTTCGACAGTGACGCCGCTGTTAATAGTGATAGGACCAGCGCTCATTGCGTTAGTGTTAGCAGAAATTTCGTAATCAGTAGTTACGGTGTTACCGTTTTCATAGAAAACAGAATCAGTACCGCCACCAGCTGCACCACCTGCTTTACCCCAACTTAATGTACCAGCGCCATCACTAGTAAGTGCATAACCAGCAGTTGCTGTGTCAGTAGCAGGAAGAGTCCAAGTAACGTCAGACTCAATAGTTTCAGGCGCTTGGAAAGCTACCCAGTTGCTGCTGTCGGAGTCAGCAAACCGAAGGTCAGACTGAGCGTTAAGGGTAAGATCACCCGTCATAACATCGCCGGCTACGGCAACGTAAAGCGGGTTAGCAGTAGTTGTAGTGTCTACGTAGTTCTTAGTAGCAGCATCTTGTGCATCCGTAGGATCGGTAACACTGGTAATACGGCTAGAGCTTACGTCAACAGTACCAGTACCATGAGGATCAATAACAACGTTAGCGTCAGACGTGCTGGTAATCGTGTTACCATTTACGTCAAGGTTGCCGCCAAGTTGAGGAGTCTGGTCCGACAGCAAGTTAAAGGCAATAGAACCTTCAGGAATGGTGACAAAACCAAGCTGTTGGTCTACTTCAAAGATCGGGTCAGTTGTTTGGTTACCACCAATCTTGAACTTACCGTTGTGGTCAGTGATAGCAGTCCAGACTTTACCGTTATTAAGTTCAACGATTTGATCTGCTTCATCTGGCACACCACCATTCTCAGGCAGTGCGTTGTAGTTAGTACCAGAACCGACGTACTCCATCGTGTGACCGCTAGAAGCGATCTGGGAACGAAGGAAGAACGAAGCGGTAGCAGGAGTAGCTACAGCACCATTAAGACCAAGGTTACTGCTACGGTCAGCAGGATCAGGACGGCTAATCGTCACATCCCATCCACCACCGTTTGCAGTAGCAGACAGAATCGGATAGGTAATGCTGTTCAGCTCAACAAGCATGTTGGACTGAGGACGAGTAGCAATACCGTGCCAAGATGCATCAGCAGTAGGTGCATCAATGGTAAAGGTAATATCTTGATCAGAAGCAGCAGTCGAAAGTGCTGCAGTAAAAATAGCGTCTGTCGAACGACCATCAGCCACCAACCCTTGATCACCAAAGTCAGTGGTAGAAGCAGCCAGGTTAGCCTGACCACCATTCAGACACTTGATGTGATAACGGTTAAAGAATGCATAGCTACTGGTACACTGGGCATAACCGTTGTTAGTAACAAGGATACCAGGACCATTCAGTGCAACGTGGGTGTAGCTGTCGCAAACCATAGACCGCAAGGGACTATTAGTTTGAACGGCTGAACCATCAATCAAAAGACCACCGCCAGTAGGAGCGGAATCAAGGTCACCAGCAGCACCACCAGCAGGGTTATGTGCATTCAAATCATCGTTATCAATCTCACTATCCGAGAAGTTAGTACAGTTCTGGATGTACGGAGATTTGGTAATAAACGCACCATCATAGAATGCAGCGTTCCAGCCTTGATCATTAGGCAGAACAGGATCCAATGCGTTGCCAGTATCGTTACCGGCTTGGACACCAGTAAACGTCAGTTGAGCAAGGTAGCTACCGCTGTTCAGTTCAAACAGGTTATTGGTTTCAGTAGCAGCAGTAGGGTGCACAAGGCAGCTACGCAGTGCTTGACCAATAACAGAAACGTTACGGCGTTTGATTTGAATAGGTGCAACCTCTTGGTAAACACCAGCAGACACCACAACAATCTGTCCGTCACCATCACCAGTTACAGTGATTTGAAGACCAGAACCAGAACCGCCAAGGTCAGCAGCATCAGCAGACAGAACGTCACCGATGTAGTAAGTGTTAACCAAAGGGGTACGGCTGTTAAGGGTAACAGCAGAGACAACGCCAGAAGCGTTAACAGTGATGTCAGCAGTCAATCCAGTGCCAGTACCACCAGTCAAGCTGACAGTGCTATAAGAACCTTCCACATAACCGCTACCACCGCTAGTCAGTTCAACGTCAATATCTTCGTTAATTTGGTCGATAGCAGCTTTGATGGTTTGCTTAGGACGGCTAACACGGTGACCATCGTTAGCATTGTCTCCAGCAGCTCCATCCACATAAACAACGTTAGGTTGTTCAGTAAACGTACCACCAGAGGTAATTGACAACCAGCTGCTACCATTCCAAACAGAAAGAGTCAGGTCATTGTCAACGTCAACCCAGACACGACCAGTACCAATACCAGTACCAGACGGTGCATCATTTTGAACAAAGTTTTCAAAACGACGGATAGCAGCAGATGAGGTGAAGATAGAATCATCATCACCGGCTAAATCATAATCAGCATTCTGCTCAGCTTGGGTAATGATGTCATCAGTTTTAATTCGGTTAAGATCAACAGAACCTGCGCCAATGCCAAGGGTAATAGTACCATCGCCATCATTGGTCAAGGTAAGACCGGTGCTATCAACAGCAATGTCGCCAGTGATAGCGGCGTCGATCATGTCGTCGATCTTAGCCGTGGTAGCAATCGTGGTGTCGTTATTAGGGTTGGCTTCTGCCGACGTAACAATGTCAGCATCTTTTATTCTATCGAGATCAATAGAACCAGACCCAAGACCAAGAGTAATAGTCCCGTCGCCATCGTCAGTTACGGTGATACCAGTACCATCGGTACCAATATCATTAGTAATAGCAAGGTCAATGCGGTCATCAATCGCCGCAGTCGTGGCAATAGTATCGTCATTGTTTGGCCAAGTCTCCGAAGATGTAATGGTTTCACTTAACTCATCTTGGAAACGGGCATCAATAGCAGCAGTGGTGGCAATGTGATCATCATCACTAACCCACGTTTCACCGCTTTCAATCGTTTCAGCTGCCTCATCTTGGAACCGCTGATCCATAGCAGCGGTAGTGGCGATCTGAGTATCAGAACTGACCCACGTTTCGTCGCTATGGATAGTATCGGTTTCGTTGTCCCAAGTGTAGTTCTTAATCTCTTGAACA